TTGACACCACGCACCAATAGTTTACCTTTGAATGGTATAACGCTAGTATAAAATTTCACTATATCTGTGTATTGTTAAAATGTTTGTGTAATGCTTGTAAGTTATCCTCTGCACCTGCTATTTGACTAACTAATTTATCCATCTCATCTATGTGTTGTGGATGTTCGCCAATACCTACAGGATTATCAAAGTAAATAATAAGAGTAGCTGTTGCACTTGCTATGTCTGACTCATATCTTTTTACTAATGCTTTATATAAGGGATTGTCTGCTTGATGTTTTTTTGCCATGATCACTTCCTTTCATAATTTATTATAACACAATACAAATGATTTGTAAAGCGTCTGTGTAGATATTTAAGATACAGGATTAAGACCTGTTGTATCGTTTCTATCTGATCTTTCTATCCAAGATGAGAGCACAAACTTTCTATTTGGATTTACGTTTACTTTAAATCTAGTCATTAAATCTCTATTGACTAGAAACGTGCTTCTTGAATCTTTAGTTGTTAGACCAATAGGCACATCTTTATAGAATTTGTTATTGAATGTTAAATTTATATTTACAATTGGTCTATTGTCAACCATATCCATTCTAGTTGCCATAGAATATCCCTCTAATTTACTCGTAAATTTTTTACCATCTTTTTCCCAATTTACAGTTTCTTTATCAACATCTATTTTATCAACTGCAAACATAGAAGCAAGTGTGCCATTACCAGTATCAAACTTTGCTCTAACTGGTCCATAACCATCAATAACTATTCTTTCTTGAAACCCAGATTCTTTTGTAAATGAGTGCCTTCTATGTGCGTCTTGGGTTATATAATCAAATAATTTTTTAACCACATTTTCTGTGCTTGTTGAACCCATAAATGATCTATCTTCTAAATCTGTGTTGTACACACCAAACTTTGAACCAATGCCTGGTGAACCATTACACTCTAAAACATAAATTTGATCACCTACTTTCGCATGATCGACACCTACCATATATCCACCAACTGAGCGAGCAGCGTCTAATACTACTTTCTTTTCTTCATTCGATAGTTTATATGGTTCAGTTGTTGCTGCTCTGTGTCTATTTGATCTGAAATCTTTTTTAGCACTTATTCTTTTTGTTGACGCAAGTATTCTATTATCGACCACAATAGTTCTAATATCAAAATCAAATTTTAAAAACTCTTGTAGCAATAAAGCAGCATCAAATTTCCACAGCGATTGAGCAACTGACACCATACTCTTTTCTGAATCAACTATTGATACACCAATACCTTGTGTACCAGTTAGTGTTTTCATAATTACAGGATAGTTATTACCTAATCTTTTGTGTGCGTCTATCAAACTTTTTTCATTTGATATTAAAGCAGTTCTAGGTGTAGGAATATTATCTCTCTCAAAAGCAATATATGCTGACATTTTATTATCACAGGTTAACATGCTGTTTCTAGTATTGATCATAAACGCACCTGCATTTTCAAACGTTGATAATAATGCTAAACCTGTTTCATCATCTAATACACCTGCTCTTGTAAAACAGATTGTTTTTGATAAATCAAATTCAGCCTTTGTATCTTCACCATCTATGTTAGAGATAGTTAAGGTACCTTTTTCTAAATCATTTTTAGATACCCACGCTTCTGATGTATTAATAAGATGACAAGGTATGTTTCTCTTTTTACACTCTGCTAGTATCATGTTACTAACAACAGATTTGCTATCAGCATTTATTTTAGATAAGATAGCAACTTGTATCTCACTTCTTTGTACTTGTTCGCTTATGAACTCTCTAAACTTCGGTGCCTTCATCTTCTGCTTTTTTACCTATGTTATATTTTGCTTGTAAGTCCCACTCGTTCTTTTCTTTGAATGATAAAACTTTTATTTGTGAAAGAGGTGCTTTCTTTTCTGCAACATCTTTATTTAATATAGCAATCAAACCCCAATCTGCTAGTAATTGAGCAATAGTATTTCTTCTTTCAACATCATTATCTGAAAAGTTTGCCTGTTTACCATCTAAGGCAAATAGTTCTTTAAAATGTACTATGAAATATCTTCCTTGTTTGTGTAATATATGACAAGATTGAAATAACTTTTTGTCTTTTCTTGAGGCAACTCCGATTCTCGTAAGTGTTTCACGAACCTTCAGAAAGTCATCAGGTTCTTTTAATTGTACTTCTAACATCTTTTCTGGATGCCAACTATTATCTAATTCATTCATTTTGTCCCACCTTTAAATAATTTTTCTTTAATTAATTTCACTTCGTCTTTGGTGAGTATGTCCAGAGCAACTTTTGCTTTTTCATTATTATATCCATAATACTCTTTCACCACATCCAAATAACGTAATTCTTCAGGTTTCAAAAAAGGACTATACCTTTTTTTCTTCCTTATACTATTTAGTAGAAAGTGGAATTGCATATCTTTATCAAGAATATAATTTCTATTCATCTCATTTGCTAACATAAGGGTATCAGAATAAAAAGATAGAACTTTGTTTACCATGAAAGCATTATACTTTTTCTTCCACATTGGATCATCAGAATCCATGAGGTTCTTTTTAGTATAATTTATTGCTGGAAGGTAATCTCTAAATAAATCATAACTCATTTGAATTTAACCTGGGACATAATCTCAGTTAAACAAGCAGCAAAATTAATCTCTTGATCAGCAACTTGTGAAGATTTGTATTGATAGTCAGCAAGAATCAAAACAGCGTGAGGTATAGTTTCTGGTTGTAAATGATTGTAAAGATTGTCGTATATTGATCTGAAAATTCTAACAGGATCATTATCTAAATTTTGTGTTACCCAATTTCTCATTTTACCAAAGTCTTTTTCTTTTAAATGATTGATCAATGTCTTTAAATTTTCATTACTAATATTTACTAAGATACCAGAGTCAATACTGCCACTTACAGAATATCTTTGTAATTCATTTATGACTTTTCTAAAATCAGGAAAATGTTTCTTAACTAACTGTGCTAAAACTTTGTCATTATAATCTACGTTATTCTCTTTTAGAATATGTATGGATCTTTCAAATAATTTGCTTGCTAGTTTAGGTTTATCTTTAGAATTTATCTTAAACTCAATGTTTGAAAATCTACTATGTAATGGTTCGATTATTCTATTCTTAAAATTACAAGTAAGAATAAATCTACAATTCTTATGAAACTCCTCAATGAAACCTCTCAATGCAGGTTGTGTAGATTGTGGATTGAGATAATCTGCCTCATCAAGTATTACAACTTTTTTACCACCAGATAGTGATACAGTAGAAGCAAAGTTTTTAATTTTATCTCTTAGCACATCAATGCCACCTTCTTCAGAACCATTGATCATAATCCAATCACAGTTTAGTTGATCACATAATGCTTTTGCAACTGTGGTCTTACCTATACCAGGCGTGCCTGAAAATAAAAGATTAGATAGTTCGCCTTTCTGAATGAAAGACTTAAATAATGTTTTTAATGATGTTGGTAATATACAATCATCAATCGTCTTTGGTCGATATTCTTCGACCCATAAAAAATCTGTACTCATAATTCACCTTATTCACAATTTAAAAATTAAACTTATTTGGATATAGTAGAATCTGGTTCTAATGCTATCCAATATTCAATAGGTAATGTTTTGTGTTTAAAGTGAGATATGGATTTTGAAGATACAGATACATCATAATCACCACTTATCATCTTTAGATTTTCTACTTTAAAATAAAAAGTATAATCTCCTGTTGCACCTTCACCAACAGGTATATCATGAGTATTTCCTGTATCATTCTTTTTATCACATACTCTTAAATCTATATCGCCACCCTTTTCACCTATTAATGCGAGATCAGGTGTTTTTAAAGTCGAGGCCATTCTTTTTAGTTCTTCGAGGTTATCTTTTGATAAACTAAAAGTTACTTCTGCCTCTGGCATATTTACTTCTTTACTTGGTGCTACAATAACTGATGGGTCAGAATAAAAGTATCTTGTTCCTTTCTTTCTACCCTCTGGAGTTATAGTCATAAGTTTATCTTGAAAAGACATCACAGGATTTTTCATGCTTGATAATACAGCAAGAAACTCATTAAGATCATAGATACCAAACTCGGTATCAAATGTTTCTTCTATACTTGCCTTAGCAAATATATTTCTCATAGTTGATATTGTTGATAACTCTTTTCCTGGTTTAATCAAAATGTTTGTGTTGATTTCAGAAAAGTTTTTAATTATTGCAATCGTATTGTCGCTTAGTTTCATAATATTTTTTTCACCTTTGTTTTAATTTATAATATAATAACATTTTTTAGGGGCGCTGTCAAGCAGCACCCCTTATCAAGTTGAATTATTTTATGTCGATTGTTCTTGGCTTCTTTGAGTCAGGAACTATC